GCCCGGGAACGTCCCGGGCCGACAAGCCGCACATACACATCTTTAGAAAGGAGATTTTGTACTGTTATGCTTACCAAGGAGCAGATGCTCGGCAACGATTTCGGCACCGCGCCAGATCAGTTATTCTGGAACGGTGGCGCATCCTACGCACCATCCAATGCACGCTATATACCTCTGGGCGATTACACAAAAGCCTTCAAGGTATACTATGAGTACAAAGGATTAGCTGCAACCACAAGGACTTTTCTACTTCCTACTGGTTGGCAAGGGATGCAACGATTTGCCTCGGACAACAGGCCTATTCCAAAGTACAATTATTGCTGGAATAGCAAGGCACGTCTCACGTGTCACCCCATTCTGTATATGACCGGTTATACTAGTAAATGGCCATTGCAGGAAACAGGGCGAATGTATTATTTGTACTCGCTGCCTGGGGGTACCTCTTCGGTTCTTGACCTCGGAGAGGGTGTCGACTGGTCTGAGTCAGCATTTGCTTCTAACCGCGCATGGTGGTCGATGCAGCCTCGATTCGAAGGCGATTTCGATGGGCTCAATTTTCTTTTCGAGCTCAAAGATTTCAAAACAATCGCCAAGCACATAATAGCCCTACGTCCTAGTCAAATTCATGGGACGTTCAAACGGGTTAAACGTGCAATTCAACGGTCGAGGCGTGCGGTCGAAACTGGTACTGCTACACGCAGGATCACTGAGATCGCATCAGCAGCCACTCGAACTGCTGCCGAAGGAGTTCTCATTAAACACTTCGCCATTGATCCAACGGTGAGGGATTTGATGGGTCTTCACGCCCAGCTTCAGCAGCTGGTTAGTGACGTCCAACACCGCTTTCGAGACAAGGGTCTTGAGGGCAACACAAGGCACTATTCCGAGACAATCTCGGAAAGCGACAATCGTGCGGCTTACCAAGCGTACGGTTCCATCCTAGCAGGGACACACAAGAAAGACGTGTTTACTGCGACCATGGGTTTCTCGTATGATTACAAACTACGAGGCACGTTCGATGCTTTGAAACGTTACTATGGCATGCAGGTCACCGCAGGGGTCGTGTGGAACGCGATACCATTCTCGTTCCTTGTCGACTACTTTTGTAAGGTCGGCGACGCGATTGAAAACATGACAGTGGATCCAAACGTGGTGCTAAATCTTCACCAGTACTGCGAATCCAGGTTGATAACCGCAACGAGCGGTCTGACTTGGGGTGGATCCGGGACTTACCCTACCTTTGCTGTGATTATTAACGGTGAGGAGGGCCGTGTTGACCAGCCTATAACGGCTTACACGGGGTCTCTGTACGAGCGACGCGTTGTGCCGCCATCCAAGGGGATGGCTCTCCCGCGGGTTAAACTCCCGTCGGTTAAACAGGCAGTAAACATCGCTGCGTTAGTGAGGTGTATGTGGTAATTATGCGGATTGTCAGATTCCTTTTGCGGGTCCTCTCGCACGTCCTCGCCGTACGATAACGGCTTAAACATACTAACTGGAAAGGACTAAGACCATGGGTTTACTTGCTAATCCTGTAACGCTAAACGACGGCACTGACGACCGAATTTTCTCTTTTCGGTCACAACGACCCGACAACCGCTCGGTTATCGGTGATTACATTGAAGATGCTGCTTCAACGGCGTCGACATCTCTGATCACCGTAAAACACGATCTTCGTGCCACCGCAGCGCCCCGCGCTCTGATCCAACGGTACATCAAAAAGGTTCCGGCGGCTAGTTCCACTGGTGAATACCTGGGCATCACCCAGAACTTTACCTTGGTCGCCTCTTCGCTTTTTACCGTTACAGAGTTGACGGACGAGTTTACACTCTTCCTGGACGCTTTGTCTGAAACTGGGATTCTCGCTGGTTTGCGAGCTCGCAAGATCTAACTCCCGGAGGATGCGTATGAGCGTTCGAACCGACCCACTCCCGTTTATCCGCGTTGCATTAGATATTCTCTTTGCGATTGCAAGTGCCCTTGGCTGGAGGACTAGATGGTTCAACAAACCCACCAGTCCGGAAGAGCCAAAGGACCGCAGCCATCTCGGCTGAACATTCCACGGTCGGCAGACCAAATAGGGATTCAGTCTCCGGAACCTGCTGTTATTAAGGGGTATTTCGGGGATCTCCTTAGGGATGTTATGGATAAACTACCATCTGTGTACGGGCGGGCTGACTTTCGACGTGATTGGGATACTTTCCAGCGTCGAATGGATCACGAGGGCTCGCAATTTGCAACTGCGAGACTCCCCGTCATCTTTGATGGGTTGGTAACAATCCTCGAAGGTGGAGTAGCATCTTTCCCTGGGTTCAAAGTTACGAACCGGAAGGGTCACGTTCACCCGGTTTTTCTCGGTGGGCTGGCGATATGCGTACTTGGTCACCCTGCTACGGATGAGGGTCGAGAGGCGATGGCAGCAATTTATCAGCTGTCGTATGCCTTTAAAAAACTACTCGGCCCCTACAACAATGAGGTACTCAGCAAACAGCTAGCTGAGTTTAAAGAGGTTGATTACGAACTCAAGTTTTATGATTATTTGAGTGAGCCTCTGAGAGCAATAACTGCACGTGCGCGAGACATCGTAACGCACGTCTGTAATGGGTTAAATCCATTTGATCCGGACCAAGCTGGAAGTTTTCTCCCGCGTCCTGGGCCAGGTGCGACAAACACCCCTCTCAAAAAATCCGAAAGATTTGTTGCCCATTCGGATTACCTCAACATCAGTGATGTTTTCGATATGAGAGAGTGGTATGAACCTCCTTTCTCACCTCCCCGTTCATTTGCAATTGAGTGGGGTGGCGTAGTTTCGAAAAACGTCATAAGGCAGCATAAAACCGCGGATGCAAAGCCGCTTAATATACAAGATGTAGCAACTTCGCGTTTCAAGTTCGTTCCAAAAACGAATGCAAAAGCGCGTGGAATCTGCATCGAAGAGAACGAAGTACAATGGCTTCAACAGGCGTTACGTTCAGCGCTTGTCGCGAGGATAGAGTCTCACCCGCTTACAAAGGGGCAAGTAAACTTTACCTCGCAGAGTATCAACCGCATAATGGCATTGGAAGCTTCTGGTACGAAGGAGTGGGCAACGTTAGACATGTCGTCCGCTTCAGATCGCATTAGTCGCTCTTTGGTGTCATTTCTCTTCGGACGCAACAAGCCATTACTAAATGCAATTTTGGCTGTGTCCACGGAGGTGGTTGAGCTTCCCGTAAACGGTGATGGTGATGTTGAGATGTTTCCAATCAACAAAATCGCACCCATGGGGAGTGCCATCTGCTTCCCGATTATGGCCCTTGTTCATTTTTCATTAATTAAGGCCATACTCGAACTCTCTGTCGTTCCGCAAGACCTAACCCGAGAGGTGTACGTATACGGCGATGATATTATCGTCCGCACAAAATGCGTGCAAGCGATTTACGACTATTTACCGTTGTACGGGATGAAGTTCAATGAAGAGAAGAGCTTCTCCCAATCGCACTTTCGGGAATCTTGTGGGTTACATGCCTATGAAGGCACTGAAGTTACGCCTGTGCGGTTCAAAATCGCACACAACCATCTACGTACTAGCGAAATCCCCGGACTCCTTCGCCTCGAAGAGGCTCTTTACAACAAGGGGTACCAAAGGACCGCTAGCCGTATTCGGATTGCGGTGCAGCGGTGGGGGATCGAACACGGGATATGGAATTACTATCCTGTCGATCCGTCATCTTCTCTCTTCGGTTTTTACCGGAAAGAGGCCAACATTGACACCTTTCTGAAAAGTGTTGATGGAAAATTGCAACGCAACGTTGCTGGTAGGCCATGGTATCAGGAGAAATTCTATACCGTGCCTGTGATTGCCGACTACGAGATTAAATCACCTCCTCTGGTTGGTAATCCCGGCTACCTTAAATGGTTAGTTACCGGTAGCGAGAGTACGCGTGTCGTGGAAGATTGTCCATCTGGCAAGAAGTTTGTCAGGTGGAAGACGTTGCCTGAATCTGCTCTTGGATTTAAGCGCGGACAAGCAGATGCGTCCATCCCGTGCAAACGGGACAGCTGGTCTGGCCTCCGAGGCTATGACTTCTAGACCTGAGAGAACCCAAAAAGGCAACTGGGCGAGGTAGCACCATGATGCGACCTACCAACGTGACGACTCAAAGTCGTCCTCCCGGCGGAATCATTTCCGTCCGTCGGGTTGGAGGCCAGGCAAATGAAACACCTGGA